GAGCACCTGCCTTTTAAGCAGGGTGTCCGGAGTTCGAATCTCCGCTGGGTCACCACGAGAAAACCCTAGAGCCTCAACGGTTCTAGGGTTTTTCTTTACCAAAAAGCAGGGATTAAAATTGGAATTTTCTGGTCGATGTATCACATGTTTTTTCCGCTTTAGGAGATACAAAGGGATACAAAATGTGATACAGAAAGCAGCCTCATTTCTTCGCCAATACCGCCGCCCGTGCCATGACCATCCCCTCCTCCCGGGTCAGAAAATCCCGGGGCCGGGACCCGTCAGTCAGGCCCAATGTTTTGGCGTTATCCACTAAATCCGGCATAGTGGCAGCCTGAGACGCGAGCTCGGCCCGGTACTGGTCCATATATCTCTTGAATTGTTCATAGCTCATAGAGTCGTCCTCCTCCGATTTGCTCTTATAGTCCGGCAGGCAGTATCCCCGGATATACCGCCCGTTGACAAACAGGCTCCTGGTTGCCACCTTCTGCCCCTTGTTGCCCTCAATGATGGTCAGCACCCGGCCATTGACCTCCGCCACCATGCCCACGTGGTTCGGGCTGCTGGTGTTGTCGGTTGTGGCATAATTGGCCCCGTCATCCCACCGGTACATCACAATATCCCCGATCTGGGGCTTGTACGCGTCGTTTTCCATCCAGCGGCCCGTCTGCTGGTAGAGCTCCACCATTTTGGGGCAGCTGCACTCCCCAAAGATAACGGTCTCCAGCCCCGCCTGGATGCCCGCGGCGGTAACCGTGGCGGCGCACCACTCGTCGTCATACTGGAGCTTGTACCCCCGGGGCAGGGGCTTCTGGGTGTTGTACAGGTCGATGATCTTCCGGTACTTCCCGTTTGCCTCCGACCAGCCCAGCCAGGACCGCATCACGTTGACCACGCTCCGGCGCAGCTCCAGCTCAGTCATTCCGCACCGCCTCCGTCAATCGTATCCTGCAATTTCTGGCTCTGTGTCCCGAAATAAAAGGCGATGATCACTGCGTAGATGGTCATGAAATCCTGCGAAATCTGGTTGGTGCACGCCATAAAGGCGAATACGCCAGTGAGCACCAGCGTCACCAGGGATTTCACGGACAGCAACGCGCCCAAGCGCTTCAAGATGGTTTCAGACATTTGTATCATCCTTTCCGCCCTTGTCGGGCCAGTTGTTGTTTTTGGAGAGGTTTTCCACGACGGACTTGATGGCGTAAGCCAGGACAACCGCCACAATCTCTGTTAAGGCCACCTGAGACAGGCTTTCGGCGATCTCCGTCCGCCCCAGGTAGGCCAGCAGGTAGGAGCACCACACCCAGGCGCATCCATTACACAGGCAGAACCAAACGACCGCTTTCATGGTCTCCGTTTTTGCCCGTTTGGTGCGCATGTAAATAAGGCCAGCCAGAAATATAAGAGCTAGGGCAATAACCGCCAGAACAAAATATAGGATCGTCATAAGCCAACTTTCGCCAACACGAATGCAATGACCGCCGCAAGAACCGCCCAGATAGATTTGTCAACGATAGCGTCCCACCGCTTGCCAGGCTTTAACTCGCAGGATTCTTGTTTGGCCAAAACCTTTTTTATGTTGTCGTCCATGCCAGTGAGTTTTTCGTCAAGGCGTGCGTCCCTGGCGATCTGCTCTCTCTGCCAGTCATAGAACTTGGCGTGGAAGTCCTTGGAGTCCTCCCGCCAGTCCTCCAGGGCCTTAATTCGACCCTCCAGCTTGGCGGCCTCTGCCTTGCCTATACAGTCCCGCTCAGGGTCCAGAATGCACTTCTCATCCATTGTACACCTCCCACCCCTGGGGATAGTCCTCCGGGCTCCACACGTTCCCGTCGATCAGGGACCGGTACAGGGTTCCGTTGTAGTCCACAATGTCCCCGGTGTTGTAAGCGTCATGAGAGCCGGTGGGCTGCACCCACTCCGGATAAGTGGTGGGCTCCTCCGGGTCCGGGTCTGGTTCAGGCTCCGGTTCGGGCTCGGGCTCCTCTGGCTCCGTGGCCGCCTCATACACCGTCCAGCCCGCCGGGTACACGTCCGGGGACCACACATTGCCGTTGATGGTGGACTGGTACAGCATCCCGTTGTAGTTGACGATATCCCCCGCGCTGTATGCGTCGTGTGCCCCGCTGGGCTGCGCCCAGATGGGATACCCGCTTTCATCCAGCCCAAAGGCGTCATACAGGGCCGGTGTGGCGTCCGGGGTCCACTCCGCCTGGCTGGTGTGAGCCTGCACCACCTTGTACAGCTGGGGGTCCCCCAAGCTGTTGGTCCCGTAGGAGATCACCTCCCCCACGGAGTACGCCCACCCGGACTGCCACGCCGGATATACCGTGGCAATCTCCAGCGCCTGTTTATCCGTCAGCGTGGCCGCGAAAATTTGCAGGGCCTTTCTCAGCTGTTCCGCCGCTTGCAGTCTATTCATTGGTGTTCACCCCCAGTAAAGTGTTTAAAACCTCCGTGTCGCTGGGCTCCGGTTCCGGCTCCGGCGGCAGGGTGGCTTTCCAAGCCTCCCACGCCTCCACATCCGGTGTCACGGTCACGGAGCTGCCCTCAATCTCCGGGTCCGGCTCCTGGGTGATGGTGACGAAGCCGTTGTACTGGATCAGCACGGCGGCCTGTCCATCAGTCAGAGGGAGACAGCCTGGGAACGGTCTGCTCTGCGGGGCCGGGTAGGCCCCCGACGGGTTGGGGGTGCTTCTTACGTATTTCATGGGTGGCCTCCTTTGTCATCCAAACACAACATACGGATAGGTTATATCTTCCTCGTTTAGTTGGACAGTGTCACTCCCGGTGCTATACCAGGTTATCGTGTTTCCAGATATCGATGTATGCTCCATGTTTCTGATATTGTTGTTTACCCCCATCGAATAGAAAACATTTTGAATAAAAATACCTAGCATAGGGCTGTTTGGGCCTAATTTTGCAATTAGCACCGCCTTCGGCTCAAACGGAAACGTCAGCTCATTCGGGTTGCTCTGTCCATATGTCCCCGTCCCCACATAGCTCCCGGTATAGATCTGGCACGGGAATCCCATGACCTGGTCCAAAGTCTTGCCGCCCGGAATCCGCACGGCCTCCGCCAGGGTCTCCGGCCACATGACCTTACCGTCTTTGGTCAGCTCCGCGATGCTCCCAGCGTTGGGGAAGGTCATCATGGTCTTGGTATAGGTCCAGGTCCGCACGGCGCTCACCGGCCCGCTGGAGGCCGTCACGCTGGCCTCAATCACGATGGTGCCCGAGCCGTTGATCAGGTCCAGGACCGGGATCACGTCTGCCACGGAGTTGCCCACGTTGCCGTTGAAAATCACCGCCCCGTTGACCGTGATCGTGGCCGTGATCTGGTTGCCGGTGTCCGTGCTGATGCTGTATGGCACGTCATTGACCAGCGTCCCCAGGTCCCCGTCCTGGCCGCTGATGACCAGGGCTGAGGCCGAAACCACCGGGATCTCCGCCGACGTGGCCCAGCCGCCCGGGGTGCCGTCAAACACCGCCTGCACCCGGTACTGTACCGTGGTCCACGTCCCCACGGTCTCCGAAAAGGTCAGCGCCGTGCCGGAATAAACCTGCGTCCAGTCCGTGTCCGTGTTGGCCTTCCGCTGAAGTGTGTAGCTGTCCGCCCCCTCGATGGCCGTCCAGTTCACGGCGGCCTGCTGCCCCTGCATGAGCATCTGCGGGACCGTCAGGGTGGGGGCAAGGTATACCGGATTCGTCGTCTCGTTTGTGTAATAACTTCCCCATTGGTTGTTGCTGTCTCTGGCCCGCACACGGAACCGGATGGACGTAGTCCCAGCCGGGATGGTCACCTCCATACTGGTGCCTGATGTCGTCCCAACCACTGTCCAGGAGTCTGCATAACCGATTGCATAGCTCAGCTCGTACTGGTTTACCGGGTAGTTTGTATTGCTCGAAGCCACTCCCCACGATACTGTCACGATGGGCGTTGTGATGGATGCTCCCGGTGCCGGGGTGGTTATCCCGGACGGTGCTGTTGGGCTGGTTACTGTCGTGCGTTGGTCGTAGTAGTAGTCGCCTTGTACGCCGCCATTTGGATAAGAGGAAGCGTTTGCAGAATATACATATTCAATAAAATCGCCAGGGCCAGCTTTAGAATAAAAAGATTGAATATGACCAGTTCTTACATAAGCCGCGTTTGCTGAAGACCTTTCTAAGCTGGTAACTGAATCCAATGATTTGTAAATTAGGTCGCTTTGCGTTGCTCCAAATATGATGTAACCATAAGAAGAATAAACGTCGAACAGAAGCATAGTCGCCTAATGGGATTGGCCCATTTGGGGTATTTAAACTAATAGTGTTATTTCCTAAATTAACGCTATCAGAATAATAAATATCCATTCTATCGTCTGTATGTGGACCAACTCCCAATACAGATATTCCTGTTGTTATATCTTGCCTTAGTGTTAACTCGTAATTGGCTTCACTTTTTCTCCATCTGTAATACGTCGCCATCTACTCACCCCCCGTTGTAAGATACCTGGACGGTGGCCTTGAGCGTGCCGTCCAAGTCGGATAATGTCGCTAGCCCGGAAAATGCCTCGCCGATCTCATTCAATGCGACGTGGGCATTGTTCACCGCCTCCATCAGATAGTTGTAGCCGTGCTGTTCCGTTAGGCCAGCGTCTGAGCCCTCCGGGGCTACGATCTCATTGAGCTGCCAGTCCTCCGGAAGGTCCCCGGGCAGGGGGACCGTGATGGGATTAGTTGCCACTGTTTACCACTCCTTCCGCAACAGGGATCGTGTGCTTTATCACCGCCGTGTCTGTAATTGGGACATAGATATTAGAGCTGGTCAGTACGTTTCCGTCTGCGTCCAAAAGCTCCGCCTGAGTCACCTCCGTGGTCTGGCTGGAGGTCACCGTGTATGTGATGGTCAGCGTGTTCCCGCTGACGCTCTTGGTCAGGGCGGAGATAGAGATGGTCCCGTTGATGCGGGCCGAGGCCACGTCTCCACTGACGAAATTTGCAACTCCCGTCAGGAGCGCGGTCTGAATAGACGGTACTTCTGGCATTTTTACCACCTCGCTGTCCTCGTCGCTGGCAAAGGGCAGCTGCCCCAAATTCCAGTAACCTAGATGATAGTTAAAAACTCGCTTGGCCTTCTCAATGGTCTCCGAGAGAAGAATCCCGCTCTGGATGAACGGCGCGTTCACGTACACAATGTGGGCCGGTTTGATCCGGTTGATGGTGAACGCCACCTCAGAGGCGTAGTTCTGATTCTGGGCGGAGCTCTCGATGTACAGGGTGTAGTTGGGATAGTCCACCGTCACTTCCCACAGCCCCGGGCCGATCAGCTCGTCCAATTTCTGATACAGAAACCCCAGGGTGAAGGGCGGCTTGGTGGTAATCCGGTTTAAAACCCGGTACCGGCGGAAGTCGATGTCCTCCGTCTGTGGGTTTGGGATGATGTTGAAAATCTGCTCCCACATTTCGATTCCGTCCAGCCCCATCGTTTGGAAGAAGAAATTCTCCGCTATGCCGGTGATCTCCTGGGCCAGGGCCTCAAACTGGGCCGTCTCCGTCTGGCACATCTGTTGGTAGTCCAGCACCTCCCGGTACCACGGGGGGAGCTGTCTGCACAGTTCGGTGTCTAATTCAATGGGATTCATACCGTCCCCCCTGCCGTCAAGGTCACGGTCCCCAGGATGGGCACCTGCTGGGTGGTCCCGTTCTCCGTCAAAGTCAGATCCACAGTTCCGCCGTTGAGCTGGACATTGGTGGCGTTGACCACGCCGGTGACGCTCACAATGGCCGCCGTCACCCGGGCAAGATACACGTTGGCCGCATAGACTACGCTGGTGGTGCTGGTGTTGGTGTCCCACTCCTTGCGGACGGTCAGCAGGTACGCCTCAATGGCCTGTTCGATGGGCTCCTGCACCTGCCCGATCTGATAGCCGCTTTGCAGCAGCAGGGTGGCCGACACATTGACCGTCAGCTCCGTGGGGGCCACCACCGTCACCTGCGCCCCGATGGGGGCCATGCCCAGCCCTAACCCCTGGTTGGGGGGCGGGTCCACCGCTGTCTGTACGCTCTGGACCAGCTCCTCAGAGGCCGGGAGCCAGTCGGCCCCCAGCACAGAGAGCTTCACTGTGCCCCCGCCGTTCCATGTGGGGTATACCTGCACGCTCCCCACGCCGTCGATGCTCGTCACATACTGCCGGTAGCTGGCGATATTCCCTCCGAATGGGCGGTCGTTCAGGGCCTCAATGATCCGCTCCCGAAACTCCTCGTCTGTCTCCGTGTCGTCGCCGGGGATGAGGATGTCCGTCATCTCCGCCGAGGTCAGCCCCGGAATGGTGGAGATTGGGAGGATCGGCCCCGTGTACTCGTTTCCGATGCTCCCGGGGGTCTCCGCTGTCACCTGGTAATAGTAAAACCCCTCCGCCGGGTCCTCTACCGTCGCCACCGCCGTGGAAATGACGTTGATGGAGTTCTCCCCGTTGATGGTGGAGAACCGGGCCCCGATGCCCACGTCGGCATTGAAGATGCCCAGCCGCACCGCCGCGGAGGCCGGATACCGGGTCAGCCCCGCAATCACCGCCAGCAGATCCAGGGAGTCGCCCTGGGCCGTCTGCACAAACGCCTGCCGCTGGACCTGATCCAGGCTGAGATAAAACCCCTCCAGCGCCCAAGCCGCAGGGCCCAGGGCCGTGGGAATCGGGCTGGTGTCCCGCTTGTCGTAGGTGTCCGGCACCCGGTCCAGCATGGACTTCAAGATGTTTTGATAGGTCTCTTGGGTAAAGTCGATCACCGTAAATTCACCTCCACGCTGGTCTCATACTCTCCGAACACGGTATTCACCGTCAGGGATGCCGAGAGCTGGTCCCCCGTCACGGTGTATGTAAAATTGGAGATGCCTCGTACCCGGTCGTCCATCGTCAGGGCCTCGGTAATCCGTCTCTGTAACTCCAGGGCCACATACCCCGGGTCCTGGCCAATCAGCCCATCCCACTGCATCCCGGAATAGGGCCGGTAGATCTGCCAGCGAAACCGCTCCACGTTCAGGATGATCTCCACCGCCTGGCGGACGGCGAGCCAGTCGTCGCACTCCCCCCGGATGCGGTTGGTGGTCTTGTCGATGTACCAGGTGCGTCCCGGCTGCTGCCGGAAGGTCACCTCTGGCATGGCCCCTGTCGGTAATACTGCCATCACGTCACCTCGAACACTCTGGACAGCACAATAAACCGCTGCCCGTTTTCCACTCTCAGCATAATCACCTTGTCCCCCACCTCCAGTTTCCGGTTCAGGATGATGAATCCGTCCTCAATGGGCAGCTTCTTCCCGTGCTCCCAGCACACAATGTCCTGGGCCTGCTCTGTGGAGTCGTATCCCTCGCTGACCAAGCTGTAGCTCTCTGTGAGGTACCGGCCCGTCAGCGCCTCTGATGTGGTCCCGTCCGGGCAGGTGTGGGTATGCCCCAGATTGATGGCGTAGTGGTTGTGCTCCAGCACCGGGATTTTCTTCTCCACCACCGGCTCGGTGAGGATGAGCACCGGACCCTTCAAAGGGGCAGACTGGGTGTTGATGGTAATCTCCAGGGGGCTCTCTTTGGTCACCGTCCCCACTCTCAGGTCGGTGGGGTGTCCCGCCGCCTGGTTGTCCTGCATCATCTGATAGAGCGCTTGGCTTAGGCTCATAGTCTCCCCCCTTAAATCGGTGCCGTAGTAAATTCCATCGTGTGCTTTTCGTTCTCCCAGGTGTGGGAAACCTTGTCCAATAAAACGTACTGGTCCAGGTTGATGTCCCCCAGGCCCGGGACCTTCATCATCACCATTTGACCGGCCCGGAGCCCGGGGACCCCCAGGGACGACACCTGGATCGTCCGCATCCGCCGGTTGTAATACCCCAGGGTGGCCTCCCCCTGGGCCTGCATCTGGGCCGTGTTCAGGGTCTCGTCCACCTCTTGGTAGAGCTGTAGGAGCCCCCACTGCTCCACATTGGCGGAGTCCTCTACCACCACCACGTCCGCCCGCCCGGTATCTTCATTGGGCCGGGCCAGCTTGATGGAGTTGTATGTCTGCTCGTCAATATCCGTCTTATAGGTATAGTCCAATAAATAGGACTTTTCTCCGATCATCACATCGGAGATCATGTCCTCCGGCCTCTGTAAGGCCACGCCGTTCCCGTCGTCGTAGAGTACATAGATGTCCCCGGTGTTCAGGAGGGTTTTTTGCACCGCCTCCCCGATCAGGTCCAGACAGGTGCCGTCCTCCCAGACGTAAGAGGGGAATTTATACCCTGTGTCAGCAATGGAACCCGTGTCCACCTGGAGGTCTGCGGCGATCTGCTTCAGCATGTCGCTGGCAGACTGGTCGTAGAAAGTGTACGGCTGCTCCGCCTTGAAATACCGCAGCCGGTCGTAGCAGGTCACGTCAATTACGTCCCAGCGGTCCTTGCTCTTGGTGAACACCCATCCATAAAACTGGAGCTGTCCATCTACAGAAAACCGCACTGTGTCCCCCTCCACAAAGGACAGCCCGCCGTTGGCGTTGACGGTGAAGGTAAACTTCCCCGGGGAGCCGGTGCGCTCCGTGGACCAGGAGCAGGACTGGGTACAGTTGGAAATCTCCCAAATGCGCCCCGTCCGCTTCTCCTGAATCAAAAGCTCTGTTTTCACTGCGTCACCACCTGGAGCTTGTCTTTGGAGATCCAGCCCAACGGGTTCCCGGACTCGTCCGTAATGTGCACGCAGTCAGGCCGGGAGCCGTCCACAATCCGGGACACCTTCACGGTACGCCCGTTGCTGTTCCCGTGGGGCTCGTCCCCATAAGAGGTATAAAAATACTGCCCGTTTGCCACACACGTGGCCCCCACGGTGATCTCCCCGGCGGGGATGTCCCGGGCGGGCTCCTGGGTGACCACGGCGGGGGTGGTGGAGGTGGCCTGCTGCTGGACCTGCACCCCCTGGGGGGAGTAGTCCCGCCACTCGGTGATCTCCAGGTCGTAGTAAAAGTCCCCGGTCTCGCCGCCGCGCTCCTCGGTCTTGAACGAGGTCACCAGGCACTGAAATCCAGGGTCCCCGGTGAAAAACGGCTCTCCATTCTCGTAGTACCGCACCGGCGTGTACAAAATGACCGCCTTTTCGTTCATGGCCTGCTCAAAGAACTGGATGTAAAACTCCGGCGGCTGGAAGCTCCCGGAGGTCAGCACCCCGGAGAACACACGCCCCGGGAAAAAACTGGAAATGGTGACCACCTTTAATTTCGGGGTCCGTGCCTGCATAATGGGGCCGATGCCCAGCACGTTAAAATCCCCGTTGTCGTTGTCCCGGGCCACCGGCAGTTTCTCGGGATTGACAGGGAGGCGGACCACCTGCCCGTCCCTGGTGAAGAATAACCCAAAGTTGTTGACGCTCAAGTGTCCGCCTCCTCTTATGCATAAGCTGTGCTTCTAACCGACCCGCTGGCCCACTCCTCCCGGAGAATCCGCTCAATGGCATCCGCCAGCGCCCGCCGGTCCTGGGCCGTGCGGCCCGTGTTGGCCCCGTTGACGGTGATCACCGGGGTCTGGCTGGTCAAATTGACCTGGTTCACATACCGCCGCTCCGCCACGTCCACCAGGGCCTTGAGGTCCTCGTCGGACATGTCCACGGCCTTCTCAATGCCCTTGACGCTGGAGTTGATGCCGGAGAGCTGATCTGTGGCCCCGGCCACCTGGTCGTAGGTGGGGTAATTGTTCATTTGGTTGTTGTCCTGCCCGGTCCCAGCCTTCTGGGCCGCTAGTCTGGTGGATGTGATCTCGTTCTGCCGCTCATAGTGCCGGGCGTAAGCGTCGGCGGTCATTAGGTCGATCTCGGACCTCCGCTGCCCAATCTCCCGGTACATAGCCTGACGGTCCGCCTCTATCTGGGCATTCCTGGCCTGTTTGGCGGCCTCGTTTTCCACCGCGGCATTGGTGGCAAAGCTGACCTCCTCCAGAGGGGGAATAGCCACGCCTGGTATGGTATTCACGGCGTTGATCAAGTCGTTGATCAGCCCGATGGCTCCATTCACCATGTCCTGTAATAGGGTGAGCACGTTCACCTTCATATCGCCCACCCAGTTGACAATGCTAACTCCGGCATATTGGAAAGCAAAGGCCATCATGGATAGGAAGTTCTGGATGTTGTACACACCCTCCAGGATTCCGATTTTCAGGTTGTCCCACCAGAGGAGCACTGCGTCCACAGCGGTGAGCCACGCAACCTCCAGGCCGCCGATTGACTGCACCCACTGGGCGATAGCGGCAATCACGATTCCAATCGCTACGGCAACAAGCAAAATTGGGTTGGTAAGCATCGAGGCCATTAACGCCCGATTTGCCGCAACAGCCAGCCAGGTGGCCGCTGTGCTGATTGCCGTCGCCGCCGCATAAGCGATAAACGCTCCGGCCACCCCTGCCACAATAGGGCCAATCGTTTCCATGTTATTTGCAACCCAGTTGATTGCATCCAGCACCGGCTGGAGGGCCTGAATTGCCATGTTCTGCATCGTGTTCCACACCTGTCCCCAGGTCATGGGCATCTGCTCAAAGGCGGCGTTGGTCTCCTGCGCCGCGCCCAGCAGGGCGTTTTTCACCACGTCGGCTGTGATTGCCCCCTCGGAGGCAAGTTCCCGCATGGTTCCAACATTCACACCCATATAATCCGCAATGGTCTGGGCCACCATTGGGGTCTGCTCCAATACGGAGTTCAGCTCCTCACCCCGTAGCACGCCGGAGGCCAGCCCCTGGGTGAGCTGGAGCATGGCCGCCTGTGCCGCTTGCGTGGAAGTGCCGGACAAGGCCATCTGCTTCTGGAGCTGTTCCGCGAAGGCAATTAGTTCCCCGGTGTTCAGGTTGCCCGCCGGGTCGGAAAACGCCTCCGGGGCCAGCGTGCCCAGCTGGGACACCAGATCCGCCATGTCGGTATACGCCCCCCGGGCCCGCATGGCCGCCTGATAGATCTGGTCGTTGGCCTCCGCCGCCGCCTCCGCGCTCCCGGTCATCAGCTGAAGCCGGGCGTTGATCTGGGTGAGCTGGTCGGAGGTATTTACCAGCCACTGACCCGTCTGGATACCCAGGAAGGCCCCGGCCAGGTTGCGGATGGATCCCATCAAGCCGTTTGATTTTACCTGTGTGGTCTGAGAGGCCGCTTCAAACTGCTTTGTCGCAGAAGCCGCCTCTCTGGCCTCCCGCTCAACCGCGTTGTATTGCGCGGTCAGGTCTCGGATTGTCGCACCCAGCCTATCGGTCTGTGTTTCCAACTGCGCGAATGCGGCAGTGTTGGTTTTCCCTGCTGCAGCCATTGCCTGCTGTCGCTGGGCGTTCACAGAAAACTGTGCGTTCAGCCCAATTAACTGCCGGTCCAGCCGGTCAAGGGTGGCCTGATAGTTGGCCGCGGCATTTTTTGCCATAGTAGATGCCCCTGCGGCCTTATTCCCCATCTGTAAGAACTTTGTAAATGTTGTAGAAAACTTGTCCTCTAACGTGAGGGTTTCGTGAATAACGGCCACAATCTTACCCCCTTGCCTTGTCCTGTAACCGCCGGTTCTCGTCCATGCTCCGAAGGGCGAACATTTTGACTAATGCGTGGTCCTCCGGGCTCAGATTGTCGTACTGGGAGGGGGGCCACCCGAGATTGACGAAGCAGTAGTAGGCTACCAGTACGTCCACATCCCAGGCGGCCCCGCTGATCAGTTTTTTGCCTCTTCCTCCAGGTCGACGAAGCCGGACAGTTCGTTGATCTCCTGCATCAGGCGGCTGTACTCGCCGGGGCGGAGCATCTTGCCGGGTACCAGCAGGGGGTCCAGCACGCCGTAAGCGTCACAAAGCTCCTTGGCCCGGAAGTCCGGCTCCACCGTGGCCTCCACGATGGTCCGGCGGGAGAACTCGATGTTGTCGAAATACTCCTCGGTCTGGCTGCCCACCCGGCGCTTCTTTGTGCACCGCTTCACGTTTTCGTCGTTCTCCGCCTGGCTCATAGCCCGGATTTTGAACGCCACCGGATTCCCCTTGTCGTCCTTGAAGCGGTCGGAGATAATCACCTCTCGCTCCTCCTGGATGTTCTCGGGGTTCAGGAACGCGGAAAGTTTACTCATGGGTCAGCCCTCCTTAATTGCCCAGCTCCGCCGGGTCGTTGAAGCTCTGGAGACGAGCCACACGGGTATAGGCGAAGTTGAAGTCGTAGTTCAGCATGGCCTCCTCATCGTTCAGGATGGTGAGGGGGATGGTCCCGGTCAGATGACAGCCGTAATAGGCCATGACCTGGGAGCCTACAGAGGTGGTGGGGTCGTTGTTGGTGAGCTGGATGTCAAACTCCGGCATCACGCCCGTCTGGATGTACTGGAGAACCATGTCCGTCCACAGGTTGGTGCCGTAGTAGATGTTTCCGGTGCCCGTCAGCTTGGCCCCATTGGGCTTGTCCTGAATGATTCGGGTGCCGATGACCCGCATATCGTTGGACTGGATGTCGGCGTTGGCCTGAATGTTGCGCATTCCGGCCACCACATAGTTTCGTCCGTCAATAGTGACCACCACGGACCCCTCAGCGCCGTTCAACGTGTCTTTTGCAAGCAGATAAGCCATCGTTACACCTCCTTTAGTTGACCTCGAGGGTCACGTAAATCTTGTTGATGCTTCCAACCACCTGGATGGCCAAATTGACCAGGATCGCATCCACCGCCTCGCCGGGCAGTACCTCCACATCGTCGGCCTCAAAATTCTGGATGCCGTTGTTGGCCTGGATGGTCAGCAGATAGCCCACAATAGCGGTCTTGAACATCATGCGGCCCTGCTCGTTGTTATTCACGGCCCCGATGTACCCGTCGGAGAACTGCTGGTAGATATCGTTGGCAATCGTATTCACCAAGCGCATGGTGCGGTTGTAGTGGTACACGTCGGTGATGTCCGGGGTGTAAGTAACCAGAGAGTTGATGTCGTACTCAACTTTCACGGCCCCGTCATCCGCCCAAAGGACCAGCTCTCCCGCCTGAATGGCCTGCTCATAGCCGCTGTTGGTCAGCTTGGTGGTCACATCCACCGCGCTGGGATAGGTGGCATAGGTCAGGTCCTCGTTATACTTGGCCCCGGCGGTAGCGCCGCCAAACCACCAGGTCACCTGCTGAGGGGTGAGGGTGGTCCCGTCGCTCAGGGTGACGCCGCTGTTTACGTTGATGATGTAGCGGCTGTCCGGGTTCGTGAGCCCGGCGGCTACCAGCTGGGTATAGGTGCCCTCCTCCTCGCTCAGCCGCTTCACAAAGGCCACCATAGCGTCCTGCACGGTGCTGTCGGTGCCGTCGTAGATCAGCACGTCGAACTTGTACGGCTCAATGGCGGTGAGGAAGTCGGTGTAGTCGCTGGCGGCAGGGGTGCCGTCCGCGCCGTTGGTCAGCGCCTGGCCCACTGTGGCCGCCAGAGCGCCGGTGCCGCTCCAGGTTACCCAGTCGTTGGGGGTCAGGTCCTCCACCGTCTTGGCGGTCTGCTGGTCCACAATGTCCCCGTCCACCACAGTGGAGACCGTAAAGGTGTCCTCCGGTGTGGTCAGCTCCGTAATAACGATGGAGATGTCGTTGCCCCGGGTTCCGGGATACTTGGCGGTCGCCGTCAGGGGGGAGACCGTCGCGGTGGCCGCAGTCTGCCCGCTGGCTCCCAGCCGGTACAGCAGGACCTTGTTGGGGGCCGCCGTCCGGTTGGTGCCCTTGAAAATCTCGTTCAAAAATCGGTTATTCGCGTTTGTGATGTCATACCCGGTGTACGGGGTCATGTCCGCCCCCGCCTCGATGGTCTGTACCGTCTCCACCGGACCCCAGGAAAGGGCCTCAGCGATAGCCACAGTCCCCCGGTCAGAGACCGTCAGGCCCAGCCCCCGGGAGGAGGTAAAGCGGATGTATACGCCGGGACGGATTTTGTTCTGATTGGTCCAGGTTCCACCTGCCACAGTCAATCACGCTCCTTGTCTTTGAAAAATGCCTTGACCGCTTTCACGGCCTCGGCCCAGGTGTATTCGTCTTTCCACAGGACCACCCCGAGGAAGTCCTGCTGGTACTTGGAGAAGCGAGGGTCCTTTAGGAGCACCTCGCGCTTGAATTTCTTAGCGCTCATCTTTGATATCCTCGTCGTAGTCCATAGTCATCATTTTCGCGTACTCCTGCGGGATGGAGACACGCTCCCGAATCTCGAATTTATAGTGGAGCTCGTTCAGGTCAATGTTCCACTCCCGGTCATAGGTCCGCAGGAGAACGGTTCCCTCTGTGGTCCCGTCACTGTACGGAAAGGTTTCCATCAGTAGGTCCAGCTGCTCTCCGGCGGCCTGGTAGAGCTGTTGGAGGTTTGGAAGGTTGTATTCCAGCAGATAGACCAAGTCGAGGCCCAGAATCCGCCGCCAGTACCCGCCCGTCTCCAACGTGAGCCGGTTAGTCCGGGTCTGCAAAAACATCATGGGCGGCTTGCTGCCCTGCTGGTTAGGGTCCTCGTAGAAGGTCACGCCGGGGAAGGAGGGGGCCAGGTAGTCGGACAGGCTCTTTGAAATTGTGGAAACTGTGAAATTCATTTGAAAAGCCTCGCAATTTCTTTGTCCAGCTCGGTTAGGCACGCTTTTTCGTATGCCTCCCTGGCCTTGTCCACCATGAACTCGCCCTTGACGTACTTGGTCTTGGTACCCACTACCAGGCCAACATCCCGAGCCGGGTCGTAGTTGAGCACCCCGTTTTCGTCCACGTACAGCCCAGGCACAAAGTGCTTGTCCATCCGGTGCCCCTGGTCCACGTAGGAGGCGTACTCCATATCGTTGCGCAGAAATGTCTCGTATTTCCCGCCAGTGACCAGCGGCTCCACAACGCTGTCTGTGGCCCAGTGCTCTTTCAGCTCGCCGGTCCGGGTATGGGTTCCTTTCAAACTCCCGGTTCCCTTCTTGGGCGGCGTGGCGTCCATTGCGGCCTCAACGGCCCTCTGCGTGGCCCCTTTCGCCACTTTGATGAGGGTGGGAGTAAGAGACTGCCGGGCCTTTTTTAGCTCCTGCAAGCGCCTCTGGAGGCTCACCTGATAGCTCATGTCACACGCTCCTGCTCCATCAGCCGGATTTCCTGGTGGGCCAACCCCGGCATAATTGCCCCGAATGGCTCATAGTAGAGGTTGGGGTCGCTGGCAAAGGCCCGAATGGTGGGGCCCTGTCTGCCCAGTTTTCCGCCGCGGGTAATGATCAGCTCATCCCCCACGTGGATGTCCACAGAGACGTCACAGGCCAGGTGGTCGTTCTGACTCACATTGGAGGCCGTCTGGGTCATGTTGATGGGCTTGTTGTCGCTCTGATAGATGCGGCACGGGATGCCCGTCAAAACCTGCTGACGCTCATGCCGGGTGAGGTTTCCGTCCTTCACGGGAATGTTTCTCCACACGTCCATCGTGTCCGTGTACCAATCTGTCCAATTCATGGGACACCTCCTCAGATGACGTATGTGCCTGCAAGGCCGATCAGCTTGGCCCGGTTCGCCAAAATCTGCCCATAAGTAGTGCTGTTCAGGTCGCCCCAGTCCTCGGTGCCCGCCGTAATAGCGGCGGTGTCGTAGGTAACCGATGCGTCCCCCAGGGTGGCCGATTTGACCATTCCCACAAGCGCACCAGAGGCGGCGGCCTGCTGGGGGGTCTCATTGCTGGCCGCGTAGCCCCGCAGGGACAGGGTTACATAGTGGGCCACATAGAGCCCCGCTGCATACCGCCAGGAGTCCAGCCACTTGTCCGGTTGGATGTTGGCATTGGCCATCTGGATAATCTGCTCCAGCATGGGGAGGGAACCCAGGAAGTTCCCCTCAGAGTTGAAGAACTGCGGGTAGTCTGAGTGAAACTCTTCCACGTTGTAGTCGCCCACACCCGTTCCGATGTTGGCCGCCGCCGCTTTTACCCCGAAAAATTGAGGTTTGCCCCAGTAGTACATGCCCGCAGCCCTCCTAACTCTCAAATAACTCTAAAGTGGTTTAAGGTTGTTACTCTTCAGTAGCTTCTTTACCGCGGCGGGTGCGGACCTTTTTCTCCGCCGCCGCCTGGGTGTCCCGGTCCTTTGTGGTGGACGGAACGACCTTCCCGTCAGCCACCAGGGCTTTGAAATAGGCCGTCTCCGCCGCCTGGTCCGGGATGGTCGCCATCACGCCCCGGGCAAGGCGGATAGTACCGCCCGCCCAGGGGAGCAGGATGTTTCTCTTGGGAAGTACAAACATGCGTATCCCTCCCAATCAGATGCCGTCCCAGTAGGTGATGGAGGTGGGGTAGAAGATCTGCACCTCGGAAATATTGGCCATGTACGCGGTGTCATAGCATACGTTGGCCACATTAGGCTGGGACATGATCCGGCTCAGGGGCACCAGCTCGTCCATCTTCACGAAGCGCCGGTCGTTGTTGTACACCACCATGCGGTCAGAGCTGGAAGAGCCCGCCCCCTTGCACCAGCGGGTGGCGCCGATGAACAGGTCGCCGCCATTCTTGCTGGCTACGTTGTTGCGCATCACGAAATCATAGATGGTCTCGGTAGCCAGCTCCGTGACCTTGGTGGTCAGGATGTAGTTGTACTGCTCGTAGGGGATCAGGATATGGTTGGGGATGGCGCTCTCGTCGTACTCATTGGCGGCCCAGGCGGTAGACAGGGCGGTGTTGATGTCGTCCAGGATCTGCTGGGGAGTCTTGGTGCTCCACTTAGTGCCGGAACTGGTTCCAGTGGCAGCAACCGTGGTCTCCACCGCGTCGGGGTTGTTAACCAATCCGGTGGTGCCGTAGGCGGTCAGGCCCACATACACATTGGCATCGTTGTGTTTATCGTAGGCCATACGCACGCCGTCCTGGAGCAGGTTGTCCAGGCTGCGGCCGATGTAGTTGGCCCGCTGCATGTCCTGGAACATAACCCGCAGGGCGGCAGCGAACACGTGGGCCTTGTACACGCCCTTGTCCACAGAGGCCTGCACAGTGGGGATGCCGTTGGCCCCGCCAGCAGTGACGGGAGAGTTGGTGGCCCCGCCGGTAATACCGTAGCTCACGGCCATAGCGGATACATAGTCCACCCATCCGCCACCGGTCTCGATCACGATGTCCCGGGGATAGGTAAAGCTGGTCAGAGGCTTTCGGATCATAGGGTCCCGCTTTTCCAGCTCGGAGATCAGAAACGCGCCGCCGGTGGCGATACCGTCAGCGTCCATGGTGGGGACGCCGGTCATGGGGGCGGCGGACTGCATGGTAAAGGTTCCGGCATTGGTAGTGCCGACATTCGCAAAGCTCATGTTTATACCTCCTTATCAGGCGTTCTGCTTGGTCAGGATGACCAGCTCAGCAATTCCGTTGGCGTCGGCGGGTCCACCCCACTGGCAGTTGGTCAGGGCCACGGTGGAGCCACTCTCATTGGTTGCGGAGAAACCGCCTACCACGCCGGTGGTATAGGTGCCACTGGTCTTGGTTCGCACATACACCGCCCCACCCAGAGCGGGGGTGCCGTCGTAACATTTGACATTGATGGAGCCGCGCTGGAACACGCTCACAGGCTCACCGGGGGCGTACTGGCCCGCCTGCTGGTCCAGATAGGTCAGAGCGCTCTTGATCTCGAAACCGGCCACTCCCACAAAAGTAGTGGCGGTAAAGCTGGCACCGGCCTGGACTACAGCGCCATCATCATAGACAAGAGGTGCGCCAAAGGGGATTGCGGCCTCTCCACCGGCGGGTCTGGTTTCGACGATCATATCGGGCTGGCGGGCGTAACAGCCTGCAAACCCATGGGGCATTTCCTTGCCGATTACCTGGGGATTCAGTCCCATAGAAAAATCACTCCTTTTTAAGTTGCCAACATCCCCGCTGTGCGGAGTGCGGCCAAAAGATTGTTAAAGTCCTGCTGTGTGGGAGCGGCGGTCAAATCCGCAATAGCGGCCATCTGAAGCACGCCGCCTCTCACCGATGTAGTGGCGTCCGGGAGGGTATAGCTGGGGCCTGCTGGGCCTTGGGGGCCTTCCGGTCCCTGTGGGCCTTGTGCGCCGGTTGCTCCGTCCGCACCCGCCGGACCCTGCGGTCCAGTTTCCCCGGTATCGCCTTTTGGCCCCTGCGGGCCCATGATGTTGGCACTCGCCACAGCGGGCATACCTTCTTTGCTGGCCGTCCAGGTCAGCTCCCCGGCCTCGCTGACGGAAGGCTGGTAATATCCGCCGTCCTCTCCAGCGGAGCCGGAGACAGCGGGGACAGGGCCAACATAGGCAATGCGCAGTTCCGCCACGCCGTGGTTATCCGCCGGGCCGTTCCATTGGGCATTGGAGAGGGCAACTGTGTTAGCCCCGTCTGCTTCCGCCTCAAAGCCGCCCACAACATAGTTGCTGGACGCAGTGACGCGGACGTACACTGTCCCGTCGATGGAAGGGGAGCCCTTCTGACACTTGACGTTGATACATCCCCGCTGGAACACGGAAACCGGCTCCTCCGGGGCGTATTGGCCCACATTCTGGTTGAAAAACTCCGCCGGGCTCTTGACTTCACGGCCTGCTACGCCGATAAACTGATTACCGGTATTCCCGGCACCCATGGGGAGCACCGCGCCATTCTCCCCCCTGACCAGAGGGGTGCCAAAAGGGATAATCTCCGTCCCGCCCAGCGGGGCGGTGTTGACGATCATATCCGGCTGTCTGGCGTAGCTCCCGGAAAATCCATGGGACATATTCAGTCCGATGGTCTGAGGGGTAAGGGCCATGTTCAGCCCTCCTTTTTCGTGTGAGGATTGCGCTCCGCGTAAGCGGCGGAGGAATCGGCGCAGATCTTTTCGTAGCTGGTCTTCTTGGTCTGCTCCGCATTTGCTCTTGCGCTGTCCAGGGCGGCCTTAGCGATATCCTGCATGACATCCTTGCCCTTGATGGCGGACAGCAGGGCGTCGGTCACCTTAGCCCGGGTCTGCTTGTCCTCAATGGCGGCCACAGCGGGGCGCACCTTGCGCAGCAGCTCCACCGCGGCGTCCTTGGCCGGGCCGGTCATGCAGTCGTTCTCCACCGGGATGGTCAGGGCGCTTTCGCCCTCGCCCTTGCCGGAGAGCTTCTCGATCATCTCGTCCAGATCGGTCTCGTCGTGGAGGGGGTGCTCACCCCGGCCGCCTCTGGCCTTCGCCTCCAGCATCTCCAGGATGCGGTCCAGCTTGGAGCCAATGTCGTCCCCCTTCGGGGCCTCAATGGTCTCCTCGTCCTTCGCAGGCTCAGCGGCGGGCTCCTCCTTCGCGGGTTCTGCGTCCGGCGCCCTTTCGGCGGGTTCCGCATCCAGCGCGGCGGCGGTGGTCTCCACCATCTTGTCCAGCTCCTCAGGCTCAGCGTCCTTTGCCGCGCCTGCAAAAGCGGCCAGGAAGGTTTTCCAGTAACTCATAATGGTTTTCCTGCCTTTCTCCGCCTCGGGGGCGGCGTCTTTTATTGCAACCGCGGCACCGGCCCGCCCTTTGGGGACCACTGCCACGTGATTGCCTCGGATTCGGGACTGTTTATACCCGGCCCCGTCGGGTACATAGTTGCAGAGGTATCCACAGGAGACCTCCCGCTTGACGTTGTTCCTCACCTCATTGGCAAGGTTCGCGTCGTTGATGTACAGGTCGGCCACGATGTAATCCCCATCCCGCCGCACGTTCTGCACATGGCCTTTGGTGTATGCGGCGTAATTCTCTGGGCTCACATTCTCCGGGGGGTGGCCGTCACAGATGGGCTTTCCCTCAAAACTGGCAAGGGTAGCCTCCTCAAACACGTCCTCCGGGTGCCTCTGCACGGTCACAAGCCGCTCCGGATCCCCGTCCAGCATCAGCTCCCGGGCTAGGTAGTCCTGGGGGCCGGTGCGGGCAATGGGTACGTCCTTGCAAATCAAAAAGCCCTCCGGCGTATCCACAAGGTGTGGGGAAATCTGACTGCCGTAGTATGCAATGGGCATCACTCCACCCCCGGGACAAGCTGCTCCTGGTCGGCGCTCTGTCCGCTCATAGCCTCGGTCAGGAGATCTCCGATCACGGCAATGTGGTCTAATTCGTCTGTCATGACCTCCAACAGCTTCGGAATCGCGCTGTTTGGCGCTAAAGCCATCACGGCCAGATAGAGCCGGACGGTCTCGTTTTCCCCGGCCAGGGAGCGCTTGAGCAGGTCGATATATTCCTGGTTGTAATCCATGTGTTTCACCTCGCAGGTAAATAAAAAGAGCCGCAACCACCGAGTTTTCCTCGATAGTTACGGCTCAAAGGCACATATTATATAGTTTTACGCTGTCTCGCTCTGCAAGATTCCTTGCAATACGGGAATAATGGTGTCATAATACCGGAAGTTCGGTACCTCGATATTGGAACTTCTGGACTTTTCCTTGAACCACTGTCCGTACTGCTCCGTTTTCAAGTTGTTCCGGTTGGTTAGGATTCCCACCTTGTTTGCAGAGATACCAAGCATTTCTCCAATTTCCCCGGCAGAATAGGTCTTTGCCTCCAGTTTGGGGAGGGGGAGCAGATACTCTCCGGTAAGCTCCTTTGTGGCGTGGGCGTTCAGTACCTGCTCGTAAGTAGTCCCGTGGTACTGTTTGGCCAGCTGGGTCAGGATTCGTGCGGCCTGAACTCTTGCGTTCCGCCTCCGGGTCTCGGCCATCATCTGCTGATAGTCCGTCATGGGCTTTGCAGTGTAATGTCCGGTCTTGCGGATACTAGGCAGCACTTCGGAAGTCACCCACCGCCGGAACTTCTTTGCGCCGGGGAGCTTACTGGACAGTACCAGGGAGTACAGGCCACTCTCGTTGATGATGGTCATTTCCTGTTCTCCGCCAGGGGTGTAACATTTGTATCTCTTCCTCGCTTCGGCCTACCGTCGTATAGGGAAGAATGCTGTGAAGGCACCCAGGATGCATATTTAACCAAGTGTTTGCAAGAATATCCGGCCCATCCGGGTCCTGCTTTCCAAACGCCGCCGCCAGGGGCGGGTAGTCCGGGTTAGTTCCGCTCTTGGAGTAAACCCGGCCCTCAAATGGGGCGCAGATGGCGCAGGTGGTCCCGTGGGAGGAAATGCGGTATAGGTCCTGCTCCGGGTCCGCTGTCAGCACGGCCAGCACTTCGGCCTGTCTGGATGTAGTCCGGGAGACCATAGCGCAGTAGGTATGTAAAGACCAGTTCCGCCCCGCTTTGTCCACAAAGGCGGTGATCCCTTCCCGCCGCAGCGCCTGGACAAACTCCGGTAAAACCTTGTATGTCCCACGCCCTGTGGCTTGCTGTAAGGCCACCTGCTCCATGCCGATCCTCCGGTATACATCCGGCTCTACCCGGCCGATCAGGGCACTCTGTACCGTGGCATAGGCGGTGATGGTTGCGTCGGTGATCTCGCCCATCAGGGAGGCCACCAGCTGGTCCACAATGGCGTGCTGTTCACCAGACAGAACCGAGGCGTTTAGGTAGCCAGTGCGGTGCTTCTCCACCGTCTCGCCCTCAATCCGACGGGCCTCTGGAACGCGGACATAGAACATCTTTTCAATGGCTTTGGGTGCCCACTCCCATGAATCATTCTCCATCTGCCGGAGAATGGCCTGCACTCTCTCCAGTGCCGCCACGACCGAATAATCAATCAAGCCTTGACTGCGGAGCCGCCCGATTTCGTTGATGATGTCGGTTTCAGCTTTCAGGAATATCTGTATTAGCTTCTGTAGCTCCTTCTCGTTCGGAGCCCGGTTCCATGTTGGCATTCAGTTCTTCCCCATATCCCAGTCCCATCAAAGGGTCTCTGAGCGCAGTTAAATCCTGGTACGACTTCCCGGCGGCGGCGCTGATTTCTTCGTCTGAGATAGAGCCGAACATCCCGGTTTCTTCCTCCAGCTTTTTCAGCTCCTTCATTGCTGTGTCTGCCTGGAAAAGCCCGGCCTGGAATGTATCCCGGATAGCCTGGGCCTTTTTCATCGCAATCTCTGCCGTCTCCGTGGCAGTTGGCGTCCACAGCGGCGGGAAGGTAAAATCAAGATCATCCGGCACAAATCCCCAGGCACTCATGCACAGCACCGGAAGGAGCTTTTGCAGGGCGGGCCTTAGCTTGGCCTCCCGCTGACTGTCCACATAGTCATAATAGTTTTTGAGGTCGCTCTCGCCCGTGGCGTTCATTCCGGCCGGGGATCGCCCGAACAGCTTCGTCATGGGGTAATGGGACGCGCCACACAGGTTCAGGGCCATCGACTCATATACTTCCTGCAAGCCGGTGAATGTGTACTGGGTGTTGGTGAGCTTCGTCCCCTCCTCCACCAGTTGGGTCCCGAAATTGGACCGGAGAACGCTTTGCGCCTGCATGACCTGCCAGAACCGCCGTTGGGCTTGACTGGAGCCGATGGAAAAGAGCTGTTCCAACCCCTTGACTTCCATGGTGTTGATATTGGCCTGGAAGGTCAGGGCGGCCATGTTGGCGCTCACGTTGTCATGGGCCACGACCTCCTTGTACAGGGCCTCCACCTCGGATTCTCCCCAGTACATCTCGGCCATGCGCTCAATCTCTGGCAACTCTCGGCCAGTGAACCGGATTATATGGGAGTGGTGAACTCTTGCCACCGTGTGCCCCCGTGCGTCCGTGATGGAGTAATACTCAGGCACCGGCTCTCCGGCCTCAAATACAAGGCCGTTTGTGGTGGTAATGCCCATCCAGCGGTCCAGGATGTAAAGGCCCCGGAAGGACCCCGGGAACACCATGCCCAGGTCCAGGGGCTTTGATAGGTCCTCCTGGCCCTTGATCATCAGCAGGCCTGCCGCCCCGCCGTACAGTCTGCCCCAGCGTAAACCAGCGTTCATCCGGTCCCGGATTCTGGTCTCTCGCTCCAGCTTGTCCAGCGCGTCCTGCATCTCCGGGGCAATGTTGCCTTTGAACTTGTACCACTCCCGGAGCATGTCGTCTACCATCAGGCCGACCACATTTTGCACCACCCAGTTGTCCCGGTACAGGGAGTTGAGCAGCGCGTAGTTGTCGGTCATGCGGGTCAGCGGGTACTCCGTGGCCTCCAGAGGGGACTGGGAGCCGTAGCCCAGCCGAAACAGGGGGTTGGAAAAAGCGTCGTTGACGGCTACCGCCTCAGTATTCACTTGTGCGCCCGCCGGGCGGTTTTTATGTCGTCTGGACACCTTCAAACCTCCAATCTGGGAGACTGTTGCAGAAATAGCGGAGGCTGTCCGCTCCGTGATCTCGCTCTTTCACTGGCTTTTCTTCGCCCCTAGCCGCCGCCTTATCATCCCAGGAATATACGCCAAGTTCGTCTATCAGGCCAGTACACATCCGGTTGACCAGCAGCTTTCGCATGTGGAACAACTGAGATACCCGGCGGATTCCGTTCAGAACGTCGTTTTCAGCCTCCAGGACGTAAACGCCCCGGCTTCTCAGTTCCGTAATGAAGGAGGCGGCGGAAGGGTCCACAAGGACTGTGCATTCCGGTTCTCCCATGAACTCGATCAGGTCGTCGGCGTACTCCTTATCTGTCTTCTGCCGGTGTTCCTGGCGGCTGGCCCACCGGTATTCCCGGTCTACCCGGATGGTGTCGCCGTCATCGTACACGTCCAAGAAAACGCAGTCGTTCGTGGTGCCGTAGTCGCAGGCAATGGTCCGTTGTGTTCCGTATCGGAGGCCAGGGATCTCCTCTGTGTATGTATTCTCATTTAGGCTGAACATATCGTAAATCAGCCCATCGGCTGACCGCCTCAACCCAAGAATATCCCGTGCATACCACAGTGATTTTTTGTCGTAGGTGGACAGAACGGCCTTCAGCTGTTCACCTGACAGACTCAGGTTATCTGCTATAGTGAAATGTCCGTAGTTATACCCGTATCCCGGGTTTTGCTTCTGGCGCATCTCGTGGAAGTTCAAAATGTCCTTGTAGTACCAGTGTCCCTCTGCCTTCGGGTTCAGATCGTGAAACACCTTCCGGTCTGGGCTGGAAATGGTGCGGTCAAAGACCTCCTGAATAAATGCTTCACTGCATTCGTTGGCCTCGGTGATATAGGCGGTACCGTAGGTGTTGCCCTTGATGAGCTTTTCGTCTCCCGCCTTCCCGCCGCCGGAGATCAAAACGACCTTTTCTCCAGTTGGCGTGTCGATGTACAAGCAATCTCGATTCTGGTACTGGCCGGTCCGGCAATGCCCCTCGAAAAAATTAAGCAGCCCAAACCCGTCGCAGTCTAAAATGTTCAGCCGCGCCGTCGCTGTAGAGACCCCTGCAATCAGGTGGATACGGCTTGGGTGCTTCTCCAAGATCGTACAGTAGGCCATGGTGATGAGGACGTTTTTCCCTCCTCTTTTCCCACCTTCGGCCACATTGAACCAGCAGTCAAAGCACCGGCGGAAGAAGGCGTTTTGATTTTTCGTAAATGGTGCTGGAACGTTCAT